AAAATATAATATTTATATCATAATTTATTGAATATAAACATATTTATATATATTATTATAGTTAAAAATTGAAAATAATATAGGTAAAAATGAATGAATACAATAGTATATTTCAAAAGATGTATTATTTACCTGTGATATATTTTTGGTTAAATAATGATAATTTATATGATAATGCAAAAGAAAACTTGAAAAATATATTAGATAGAAATCAAAAATATTTTTATCAAAAAAACATTAGACAAAGTAAAAGCAATAAACATGAATATGATATACTTGAAAAAACCGAAGAATATAATGAATATAAAAGTGCGTTAATTCGAGTAATATTAATTGAACATGCACATAATTATCCAAATTGTAATGGTGCTAGTTTAGTTAGTAAAATTATGGATGTATGGAGAAAAAATGATAAAATAAAAGATACAATTAAAGAATATATTTATGAAAGAACAATTCATAAAATAACACAACGTGAAAAAGATATTAATAATATTGAAGATATATTAATGTTAATAAATTTAAGAATTCTTGAAAATTATTATAGGTAATTTATTTATATGTAAATTTATAAAATAATTATATTTTATAAATATATGGGTAATGTATTATCAGATCATACTGGTCAAAATAGATTAGAGTCAGATACAAACACATTTTATACAACGATTAATGATATTTTATTAGAATTGGATTTATATAATAAACCAAAAGGATCGAATAATTTGCGAAATAACAAGTCTGAAATTAATTTTAAATCTATGGATGCAGCTAAAAATGGTAATAAGTATGTAGATATTAATAATTTTAATTATACAACAGCTGATGTAAATAATATAGATAGTAATTCAAAGGATAGTTTATATTTGGATCCAACAGCTAATACCCCAAATAGTGAAAAATGGAGAAAAACTGATAAATTGTTTAATATTAAAAGAGGTATGTGTAATGCATCGAATGTAGTTCCAGTAACAATGGTTGGTGTTGATCTTCCTCAAGATAAACGAGAAAAATTTGATGTTGCATCGAATAAATATATTTATGTAACAGACCAATCAAATTACAATGATCCTGTAATTACAAATTTTCCAAGTAACTGGTTTTCAAAAATGCAATCAAATTATGATGTAATGACAACTGATGAATTGGATAATTGTTTGAAATATGGTACATTAAATTCAAAAAGTACATATGTATGTGATAATATTCCATATTGGTTTGTAGATAGCAAAAGATCATATTTGGATAATAGTATGACTACCAATATATCATCTACCGCATATGTATATGTAGATTCAAGTTCTAAAATAGAATTATTACCAAATAATAGTGTGCCAATAGCTTATTTTAATTCACCTTGTTTTGTAACATTAGGAGATATACCTGATGAATTAATAAATTCATATTTAAATAATAAAGAATGTGTTGGGTTTTATATTATTAAAAATGGAACATGTACTCGAGGTGCTACTACTCCTTGTTCAGAGGTATTAATGTATCCTTTAATGATATCGAAATCAGGTACTGATTATATTAAAAGTATACCTGGATATACAGAAGATAATAAACTATCGTATATGATTAATTTTTTATTAAATGGTACAGGAACATCCACTAATAAAGTTAATAATATATTATCATCTACATTTAGTGATGCAATTGCATTAAATAATTCTGAGATTTCAACTATTAATAAAACACCTAAAAAAACAAAATTAGATTTATACATAGGTGGTTCAAAAAAATCGTCAGATGTAATAACTCCAGAAAATTCTACTGCATCAATATATGCGAGTGTACCACATTTAATATATACAGTATTCTTGAAAAAAGAGATAAAACCAGTAGATCTAAAAGTTCCAGAAGATATTATAGATCCTAAATTTCATGATTTAAATAATTATGTTAAAGAAAATGTATATGGTAACCCCGTATCTCCTGAATGTGAAACAAAATTAAGTAATTTATTAACACATTCATATACAAATGCTACTATTAATAAATGGTCAAAATTGAATACATATTTAAAACCAATGACAAATACTACCAATAATACACTAGATAAAATGAAAAAAAATTTTGAATCAACTGCAATTTCAAATATGACATTTGTTGAAAATATTAATAGTGATGGTACAAACACTATTGGATTTTATGATAAGTCTGATGCTACTGCAATTGGATCAAAATATGATACAGGTATAGCTACAGCATCAGCTAATCAAACTGCAAGTGCTATTAATGGTGTAAGTCCACAATGTGATACGTTTTATAATGAACTATGTGAATATTATTATTATTATGATTTTGTTGATGGAATAAAGCTAAATACAGATGCATCTTTTAAAGAGCTAATGAAAAAACCAGAATTAATTGATAATATTCGATTTGTAACAGAAAGTTTACCTGATTGTAGATGTAACAATTCATTAGTTGTAAAAACAGTTCCAAATATGTCAGCACAGAAATATTTTCAAGATACTAGATGTGAAACAAGTAATAGAAATAAAACAGACCGAAATTATGGATATAGATTACAATATGATGCAGCAGTAGGTGATACATCTTCAGGATTTACTTCAGGTAATTTTCCATTATTATATAATAGTAGAACGCAAAAAAAGAATCGTGTAGGTTATAAAACTCAATTTGATCCTAGTGAAGAAAATATATTGTTGACAAATATGTCTGATAAAAAATTTATTTATGCAAGTAATTCACGAGGTGATGCAATTACTAATAATACTTATACATGTACAATTAATAATAATATAAATGTAAGTGAAACTGGTGGTAATGTAACTGTCGCTGGTATTAATTTAGCGTGTAATATGGGATCAGCGACAGGATCAGGATCAGCGTCAGGTTCAGGTTCGGGTTCAGGTTCAGGTTCAGCTCAAGCATCAGGTTCAGGTTCAGGTTCAGGTGCAGGTGCAGGTGCAGTATCATCAACAAGTAATAATTCAGTATCAATTGCTGGAACATACACAAAATCATCAAGTAATCCTGTATCATTATCTAGATTATACGATGATGGTTTTACAATTCCTACATTAAATTTAATTACTATAAATCCTAGTTTTCAAAATGATGTATATAATTTAAATTTTGTATCATATAATTATAAATTTGTATATATATCAAGTGCAGATAGCACAAAAAAATATCTAGTTAATGTTAAACAATGTACTACTAATTCAGGAGATGATACTACAAAAGTTTGCAGATCTCCAATGTTAGTACCTATTCCATTTATATATGGACCGTTTCCACCTACTAATATACGTGGCAATAAATATATATTAGGAATAGATAGTCCATCAACAAATCCAATAATAAATAGTAAAACAGAAAGTGTACTTGTAAGAGAATATTCAATGTCAATTACAAGTATACGATTATATATAAATAGTACAGGACCTTACATACAATTTAGTATTGATTTAAATTGTGATAATTCAGAAAGTTATATTTCTAATTTATCTTATCGAATAATTTTGACAGATGCTGCAAATAAATCAGCACCGCCAATAACAATAGCAGGACTTGATTTCTTTAGTGCAGTTTTAGCAAATATTAATACTAATACAGATTCTAATGCAGATGGATATTTAAGTATAGGAGGTGATGGTAATACAGTTCTTCAACAAATAAAATATAATTATGAAATTAGATTAAATGAAACAAGAAAAACCAATACAAATCCAATTACATATACAGATGGTGTAAGTATGATATATGATGTAAATATGCCTAAAATTGATCAAGGAGTCGCTGATTTTAGTGCATTAGTATCTAAATTTACTTTATTTACTTTATCGTATAAAGATTATGAAAATAATAATAATGTTGTATCATTTAATACAAATAGTACTACACCAATACCTGCTAAATTAGCAGTTACATGTGAATTAAAATGGAATTTTATATCTATTGAACCTACATTAATTGGTCAACCTGTTAATATTTATTATAAAGAAAACAGTTCAACAGCAGTAGAAGTAAAATTAGGATCAGTTACAACTGGTAATTCATATTCATTTATAATGCCAATATTTTCAAAAGCAACAAATATATTTATTTATGCAAAAGTAGAAAAAGATACAAAAGTAATACAATCTCCTCAAATAAGTATTATGACAGCTACAATTGGTACTAGTTTTAATAATTGGGCAATGATATCAGATAAAAAATTAGAATCAAGTACAATATTGTCGATCCCTAATAATACTAATCCAACAATTATAGATTATTTTAAATATAGTATGGATCCAACAACATCTCCTGCAATTTCATTAATTCAATATGATTTTACTACATCAAAATGGTATTCAACATCTAATAGTACAATTCCATCTGGAACACAAACAAATTCAGGAAATTATATTATATTTAAAAAACCTACATTACCAACAATAACAATTGTTTTAGATCCAGCACCAACCGCACCTATAAAATATGGTGATTTAGTAAGTATTAAATATACATTGTCGAATACATTAGAAAATCCTGCTCCTATGCAAATATTAGTAGGAGGTATTATTATTGATACTTTTCAAATATTACCAACTGATGGATTTTCAAAAACAATTACATTTAATTTAAATGATAAAATTGGTACAACATCTGGTCAAGTACCTTTATTATTGACATCATATGATATATTTAAATCAAATAGTCTTTCATTAAATATTAGTAATGATATATCTGCCCATACAATTAATGCTGTAGATAATCTAATTGCATCAATACCATTTCCAATATTTAAAGTTGTTGGTACACCTAATACAAATACATTAAAAAATATAGCATTAACTATTGATAATCCATTGACAACACAAACAACAGGATTATCAAATATATATACATGTGTTTTGAATAATTTTGCACCAGTATTATCAATAAATACGGCAAGTTTTATTTTAAATAATGTTAATTATAATAAAAATATTGAATTTGTAATAACAAATAGTGCAACAGCATCATTTACAAATGTTTTACCAATGATATCAAATGGTCTATCTATATTACCAAATTCAATGAATGAACAATTTACAAATATATCACCAGTAAAAAATTATAATATATATGATTCAAATAAAATTACAAATAATTATAATACAAATAATAAATTTAAATTAATAGAAGGATTAACTGGATCAAATGAAATACATTTATATACATTAAAACTTGATTTTTCAAAAACAATATCAACAATTACAAAAGATATAAATATATTATTAAGATTTAATCAATATAATGTAATTGATATTATTAATTTAGAATTATTATTTGGATCAGCAAATCTAAATAATACGAATTTTTCAATTACATGTATCAGCGATTCAAGTAATCCAAATATATCAATTAAAAATATACGATTAGTAGGTAATATGACAACAAGTGTATTTTTTTCAAAAAAAATTCCAGGTTTATTACACGTATATAATTCACCAAATACTTTAGATGCTTCAAATATAGATAATAATGGATGGAGCATAAGTACACGATTAATAGAATTAAATGGTCAATATAGTATTCCAGAAAAATTAGCAAATGTTACTGTACCTACTGATAATGCATCATCTCAAGGATCAGGATCAGGATCATCATCATCATCAGGATCAGGATCAGAATCAGCATCGTCGTCAGCAGCTGATGAATCATCAAATTCTTCAGGATCATATTTGGTAATTATATTTATAATTTTATTAATATTAGTATTAATTGGTGTAGGTGCATATTTTTATTTAAAAAAGAAAAAATAAATTAATATTATTATTTTTAATATATAATAATATTATATGAGTACAAAAATACCAGTTATAACTGATCCTAGACTTAATGCAAATATGTATAAATATTTATTAGTAGATTCATCTGGAAAATATGTATATTCTAATCCAGATGCAATATTAACAAGATTACAAGATCATGTTCGTACTATTTATAGTTCAATAGTATTATTTAATAATGAAGATATTAGAACTGCTAATACAAATAATTTAGATAGATATGCTATAATAATTAATAATAATATAAATAAAATAATAGAAATCGGAATTCCATGTATAGAAGATAAAAATGATCCAAGTACAAAATGTACTACAGATGTATGTAAATATATGAATGAAATACAAAATATATTATTAGATTTACAATTAACATTGGAAATTGTTATAATTGGTGATATTAAAAAAAAATATGATTTTTTACCATTTTTTATTCAATATAATTTTGTTTCACGTATTACATCTAATACAAAGAACAAAGATATATTTACAAATAAATATTTATTATGTAATGGCTCAACATATTCACCTATATCTGATAAACCTGAATTACAACAACAATTTCAAGAATTATTAAAAGAAAAAGAACAAATACAAATACAGGTAGTAGAATCAAATAAAACACAATTTATAATTAACATATTTATTTATGTATTTGTATGTGTAATTATTTTTCTAGTTTTTTTATTTATATATAAAAAATATTATTCAACTAAAAAAGATATTAAGAATGTAGCTAAATTAGTAGGTGGTTTATTTCATAGTTATTCTAAAGTTAACTATTTTTAATCCGTCTATTTTGTTAATATAAATTTTATTTATATTGTATACTTCAATATTTTCATCATGTTCTTCTTTAATTTCAATATGTATATTTTCATCTTTTGATATATTATATTTTTTCATTAATGTTCTATAGACAATAATACTAATTGGATCTATATGTTGTGTGTTAACTCGATAGTACATCATATGATAACATATTTTAAATGGTATATTAAATACAATTATTTTTATACTATATTCATTATTTACTAATTTTATTATATCCTGTCTTTTTTGATAATCTAAATTTGTATTATCAATAATTATATTTTGTTTTTTCTCTATTGCAGTTAATAATCTTTTTTTTGATTTCTCTTTTGTTTTGTCTGTGTCTTGGTTAATGTAAGTGTAAGAGTCATAATATTTTTTAGCAAATGTACTCTTACCACAACCTGGTAATCCAACTAATAATATTAATTCAAGTTTAGATGAATTTTTTGGAATAATTGGTTTTTTATAGGAAATCCAATTTTTTAAATTTATATATGTATCTGTATATTTATATTCTATCATTTTGTTAGTAAAATCATCAGCTACAATAAATTTAATGCCAATATTATGAGCAAAATATAAATCACTATCACTATGATCATTTTTTCTACCTGCAGCATCACCTACATAAAAACTGTTTTCTTTATGAATTTTATTTTCTAATAAGTTATTTAATAATTCCCACATACCAGTTAATGGTTTCCGATAATGATCATCTTGTAATGAAATAAATACCCATATATCTTGAGTAAATGATTTTTTAATATTTGTAATTTTTTGTTTGAATTTATCTAATCCTAATTTATCTTCAAGACCTTTTTGATTTGTAAATATAATAATTAAGTAATCATTTAGTGCATTTATTTTTGATACCATATCATCTATAAATATCCAATCATTTTCGTCTTTAGGAAATTTTAACTTACTTTTAGTAGTAATGATTGTGTTATCCAAGTCAAAGCTAGCTATTGATATTGTCTTTTGAATAGAAATTGTATTAGAATAGTATAAAATACCATTTTTCTTTGTCCACATCTATATATAATAAAAATTGAAATATTTATTATATATTAACTGGTATTCAATTTTTATAATAATAAAGATGGTTTATCAAACAAACGTTACAACTACAAATGACACTAGAATTAAGCAAATTACTAATGTTATTAATCAAATTGATAATTGTATTGTAAAATATTATAATAAGACTTCTGCAGATATGGCGAATAGGTCTAAGAATAATATAGATGTTGCTATTGACTGTGCACGTAATGGTCAATTAAGTCAATGTAACAGGCTGTCAAATAATGTTAAGAAAAATCTATATAGTATCAAGTCATATGTTCGTAATATTCATAGAAATCATATGAATATTACTACACCAGATGAACTACAATCTATTGCTAAAAATGTTGTAGAAATATTTTTATATTATTGGATTGTAAAGAATACAATTAAGTTGGCTCGTCGGCAAAATATGCAAGATGAAATCAATGAAAGAAACTTTATTTATTATTAAAAAATTGAAAAAACAAATCTCTATCATATCCATTATACTACAGGCATAGCGAACAATAGAGAATAAACTCAAAAATGCTCGCACAATCGGCACCGACAACTCCCATTTATCGTCCCGATCAGATCCTTCAAAGGACAGCTTCAGAGAGCCAGTCTGCCGCGCGGGCAAACTCGCTCATTGAGGATGACCAACGTGCACGTGATGAAAATGTCACGCGTATGGCTGGGTTGACCGCGTTACGCACGCTATCTGCGTGCACAGCATCTGCGCTTGCGACTGAGGCTGCGCTTATGGCTGCGCCCGCGGTTGCGCCAGCGCCTGTGATTGTGGCTGCTGCGCCAGCACCTGTGACTGTGGCTGCTGCGCCTACACCTGTGACTGTGGCTGAGCCTGCGACCAAGCGCCAACGCGTTGCAGATCCAGTGTACGAGACAGCTGAGTTGTACAAGCAAACATGCTCTGCGTGCTCAACAAAGTTCAGTTTCAGTATGTTCCGTCCCAGCTCGTATTGCCAGGACCAAGAATGCATTGAGACGCGCGACTCCATTTGGCGGTCATGCTGAGAACGCGCTGACACCTTTTTTTAGAAATTCAGAAAAATTGAAAAATCCATTGTATATTGTTTCTAATAATATAATTAATTTATAAGTTTAGATGTTGCAACAAACGCTACCTTTAATTTCTTTTCCGCAAAAAATATATATTAATGATGGTGGTAATTCATATCAACAAGACAGATATGGACAAAAATTTAATGAAAATCAAATATGTATTGCAGTGTTTGATGGTCATGGAACTGGTGGTCATATTGCATCACAAACTGCATTAGATATTTTTTCTCTAAATCCGACAATGTCATTTTCAAAATTGTTCAAAAACATAGAAAAAGCATGTTGGATGTCACTTGGTTCAAAAACAGGTGGTACAACAGCTACTATTCTACGTATTAATATAATTACTGGTGTATCTGAAGTTGCAAATGTAGGTGATTCAACAATTCGTGTGTATGATTCAGACACATTATCTGGGTGTAATATTACACAAGACCATGATACATTAAATAAAGATGAATTCTTGCGAATTCATGAACAATATCCTAAAACTAAATTTATGTTTAGTAACTCAGATAGACACATATATGTTCCAATTAAAGGAACAAATAATTTTAAATTAAATCCATTAGGAGGGGTTATTCATAATACTAGTAAAGAATGGGCAGGATATGTTGTTTCACCAAATAATAAAAAAATAGCTTTAACACGATCAATTGCTGATTTTTATATGAAAGAATGTGGTTTAATTTCAGAACCATTTATTCAAACAATTCTACCACCATCAGTAGGTGTTTTGAGAGCAATTGTTATTGCATCAGATGGTTTATGGGATACTCTTATTGATAATGAAATCAGAGAGATTGTACATCATATAGATTTGATTGGTAATTCAGATTTAGCATCAGAAGCTTTACTTGCAAAAGCCATTAAAAAAGGTCGTGAAATTTACGGAATTATGGATAATATTACATTGTCTGTTATATATATGTATGTATAATATAGATCAATTAAACATATTTTTGTTTTATATTTATATATGGTGACATATATACACTTATTATTTTACTAATAATTATACCAAATACTAAAAGTGATACTGTTTCAATTGTCGAATATGAATTATTTCCACGTAAATACCTAGTTATTAATTTATCACTAATGGTAGAATTAAATGATATTGATACATTATGTAAATGTGGAATTTGATAAAAACTACAATTTAATGTATTATTAATAGAAGTATATAAAGTATTTATAAGCGAATTATACTTTGGATCAATATCGGTGGTATTAAACATATTATACATTGAAAAACATACTTGATCAATTGTTTGATTTGCATAATTATTAGTATAAATATATGTATTATTAATAGCAGTAAATTGTAGAATTGCTTTTGTAATATTTAGAATATGATTATAATTTGTCATTTTTAATTACTTTATGTTGTTATATTCTAATAAATAAATTATTCATTTTTTATATAAAAATTGAATAATTTGTAATTTAAATATACAAATATATTAATAACTAACAATCATGAAATTTTGTAAACATTGTAATTATGTTTTAAATATATCAAAAACACCTATTCAAACAGATGATAAAATAGTATATACAATTGAAACAATGGATCAATATTTAAATTATCTAAAAAATATATCTAGTGAAGTGAATCATGATGTAGAATTAAAAATAGATGTGGAAACATTGAAATCAAAATTAATGGGTAAATTTAAAAAGAATACTAAAAAAGTAGATGAATTATTAATTCACTATAATGTAATAAAAAATAAAAATGTTCAAGATACTAATATTTATTTCATATGTCAAAATTGTCATTCATCATTTGAAATAGAACCAGGGACAATTATATTGTCTACTAATGTAGATCAAAATAATCAACGTATTCAACAATATGATTTACAGTTTAAGATTATGGATCCTACATTACCTAGAACAAAAGATTTTATATGTCCAAATAAAGAATGTGAAACAAATAATTTAACAAATACAAATAATTTAATTAATAGAGAAGCTATTATTTTTCGTGAAAGTAAATCATTTATTACAAGATATGTGTGTACAACTTGTATTACAGATTGGATTGCTCAATAAATTTTTAATTTAAAAAATGAAAAATATATATTATATCTGTAAATAATATTAATATTATAATTATAATGCCTAAAAAAGAATCTAAACCAGCTAAAAAAGAATCTAAACCAGCTAAAAAAGAATCAAAAGCATCAAAAAAAGTTACTTTTACTAAATCAAATGAACCCGAGGAATCGAATATTATTTTTATGAAAAAAGAAAATTATCCATATAATAATTTAAAATTAGATGAAAATGAATTACAAAAAGAAACTGAAATTGAAAATGAAGATACTGAAAAATTAGAAACTGAAAAAGATGAAACGGAGAAAGATGAAACAGAAAAAGATGATATAGATGAGGATCATGAATTAGATGAAGAACCAGAACCAGAATTAGAT